CGTGATTTCGGGAATACCCTGCGAACGCGGACAATGGAAACGTCCTCGCCATCGTAGTACTCCTTCCCGCAAGACTCTCTGAACCCTCCGGTCCAGAAGCTCTTGCTCTTGTTGACTCGTAGCCCGAAGGCCTCGAGCAGCTCGATCACGGAACCTGCCAAGCGCACGGGGACTATGATATCGTCCCCATACACGCGCACCCTCCCCCGCATGTCCCGGTTGAACCGGGAACGAGAGAAAGGAATCCCACTGTAACGCTCCTCCGCCAGGGCAATGATGGATAGAAATACCATCGCCTGAATCGGGAACGTCATTGCCGAACCCATAGACGCGAATTTGTGTAGGGCGATTTCTTTACCACCCTCCACATCTACATGGGCCCGTTGGCTCCTGCACGCTTGGAGCGCCTCGCCGAAGGGCGAGGACTCCGGGAACAGGAGCTTCACGAGCTCATTCGCGACCCTATCGGATGCTTCACTCAGATCGAGTGTCGCAAGTTCACGATGAAGTGATCCCCGACGAGCAAGGTCCCTGATAGGGTCCTGATCGTCGATCCCGATAGCCCATGACCCGACTGTGTCGGAATCAAGGTGACCTCGTACGCTTTCGAGTAGTCCTTGCTGCACGTACTGCATGCAGGTCGGCTCGACAGCAATAATACGAGGAGTCTTGAGCGTTTTAGGGACATCGATGACCTTAACCGGTCTCTCAGTCCCAGGCTCAACAAATTCAACATCCTCGATCGCATTACTGTACCTAGCATTCGGAACACAATAGTCCGTGCTAGGAAAGATGCTTTCGAGACGCCAGTGCCAGGTTCGGATTTCATACTTCCGATTTCCTTTCTGCTTGTCAGCAGTGGCACCCGGACCGTGTTTCGGTACCAGCCTGTAATTCTCAATGTCTTGATCAACATGAGAAAGGACAGGACCAAACAGCCTCTTTGCTATTCGCGAGAGGTCCGCTCGATCCTCATCATTCCAGGATCGCACCAGGTCAGGAATTTGCTGATCGGTTTTCAAGAACTGCTGGAATGCAGCGCGCTTGCGCGCATCGGTGCATGGAAGCTCCACCTTGCCGAACATCAGCGTTAGCTGACGGATGGCTCGGATTGAGTCCACGCACGGATTCTCTAGTAGGATACCACCAGAATCGAACACTCGACTGAGGAAACCCCCCAAGAATCTGGGGAGACCCCCCTTGCCGGCCGAAAATGCCGGAAAGGACGAAGAGTCTACTCTACCGACTGCGAGGCCCTGTTCAAAGGCCTTGCCATAGGTAGGCAGGGTGATAGTTAGGAAACTATCCCCTTCGTGTTCGCTTCGACTCACGACCGTTTCATAGTCGCGAGCGGTGCAGACAGAGCATCTGTCGCCTTCTTCTTGGGCGACGTCACGCCAGAGCAACATAAGGCTTTTCATCCGACCTCCTTGTGGGGGTTAGGGATCCATAGTCCTATGCTGTTCCTGATCCAGATCAGAATGCCACAGATCGAATCACATCCGATCCCCTGGTACCGTCCTCAGTTGAATAGCCGGCATTGAGTGCCAGCGCAACAATTAGGACAAGCACCAGCCACACTATCCGGGTCGCGTTCACTAGAATTGCGAACGTAACCTTCCTCGAGGTAAGCGATAAAGCTATCAGCGAGGTTCCGCAAAAAGGCAGCGGATAGTTGTGACCTGGGGAAAGGATGGTCATCGTCGTCGCCTAGGCTGTCGAGGTGAGAGCTTGTCAGCTCTCGCCACCGATGACCTTGACGACGTTGGCGCCCGAACTCGCGGTCAAGTATGCTGCGAGTGCGTCAACCACGTTCTTCACCTCAGTATTGGTGAAGCCCACCTTCGGGGTGTTGATGACGAGGTAGGCCGAGAGGCCATACTCGTTGTTGACACCCGTCTGGAAGGGATCCTCCGCGACCTTCTTGAAGTCGAGGCGGACCGTACGGCGAACTCGTTCGCTGTACCGATGGTCAATGGTCAGCTTGACCGCACCATCGTCCTTCAGATACGTGGCACCGTTGTTGTTGACCCCAACCCTGGGAAGGGACTGGGCAACGGCATCGATGGTGACGCTCTGCGGATCAGGAAACATGGACATTACTCCTTGGTGAGATTTGCCGGGAGTGAACCCGACAGCCCGGAACGTCCGGGTATGGAGACGCGGCAGGATGCCGCGCCGGTTGTTATTTTGTTATCTAGCGGTGGAACTTCGGGATAACCCGAGCGCCACCAGGATCGCAACCTGACGACCTGAAAGGCCATCAAATTCAATCCCAAATCCATACGGGTTCGCTGGGATTCTAGTTTTCCGCGTCGTAGTAAAAGACGCCTCCCAGCGGTTTACCCCGTCCTGACGGACGGGGCCGACCAGGGTATGACGATGCTCCTCGTGAGAGGTTCGCATCAGATAACCATACCTCAGAACCAGCCCGTCGTAGAGGAAGTTGCTGGCATTTGTTACTAGACTGCCAACGTCTACCACATAATCGACGAGCCATGTCCAAGGAGCGGCTTCCCAAACGACCTCGGGTGTTAACCGGGTTCCCAGGAGCTTGTTAGCATCCTGTTCGAACCGATCAATCCGAGACGCTAGGTCG